AACATCAATGAGTAAATACGCAAACGACTACGCAGTCTATCGAATCTTCCGCGACCACAACAAGCGACCCAAGGTATTGATGGACAGCCTAACACGAGAACAAGCACAGGCTATAGTGCAGAACACGCCGTCATACGAGAACAGCATGGTGGTCTTTGACAAAATGCGATGATCTGTGTACGGTCAAGCGCGAACGAAGACCCCGCGAAGGACTTCAACGAGTGGATGCAACACGTATACCACCAAGTAAAAATTAACTACCAATCAAAACTCTCATGTACAAAATCAGATTCCACCTCGGACGAGGAGACAACTTCATGAAGTGGCAAGTCAAATGCCCTGACGGTACGGTCGAGTACCACCGACCAGAGCAACGACAACTCGCTATGTTCAATGCCAAGCTCAAGGTTCAGCTCGGCACATCAAAGAAAATCCATGAAGGTGCATGCAAGACTGTGTGTGCTTGGGTCGAGTGTGACGAATTGCAAGTGCTGGGTCAATCAGACCTCATTAAGCCATGCGGGAACGACTTCTATGTACGCTTCAACCCACGTAACAATCCCAACTGGACGGACAGGTACAGCAACATTATGAACGACGAGAAATTCGACGTCCTTGTAACTGATGACCGTAGCATATTCGTATTAATGGGCAATCACGAATGCCAGGAGGAAGAAGATTCTGTTGAATCCCCTCCATTCTAACGCATCAGGGGCGCATAGCGGTAATGTGACCTCAGCTCTTGTCGGAGGAGTTACCGAGCATCCACCCGCGAACAAAGACTCACGTTTTAAAAGGTGTTCGTGAGTCCAGGGCAAAGCCGTCCGCTATGCGTAAGTCCCCACCATGCGGCCATGGGTGTTAAAGACTGACAGCTTGGAAAGACAGGCCGACCTTTTTGGTGAGTAAAGAGGCGCGGTGATGAGACACCTAGCTTACATGGTGTCTACGACTATCATCTATATGGCCGCGCTTCTTTGCTTAGCAAAGATAAGAAACCAGTTAAACTAAATATATGACAAACGAACAAGCGATTGATTTGATTTTAAAAAAAGCAAAGCGTGCCGAACAAGCCGAGGTGCTTGCCGCCACCTATGCCATGGATGACATCCTTGGTGATGACATTGACACATGGCTGAACAACAACGTGTCAGACTATCTGATGCAGTTTCCAGACACAGCGGAGTCACTTGTTGACGACCTATTGGCTGATGGAGAAATATCCAAGAAGCATTTAGCCAAGGCGCTGACTGACGTATCGGTATCTATGTACTACTACGTCAAGTTCCACGAGCTGTTATCGTCTTACGACATGGCATTGTCAGAACGCTGACAAGGGGAGGGACGCATGGTGTGCAGGGAGATCCTGCGACAGGCATTAACCTTAACTTTTTAAACAAAAGTGAATCTTAAGGGGAGAGAGCCTTGAGAAACAAAGTCCCTCCTTTACTTGGATTTTTGAAACTTAAAACTTAACTTTACAATGCGAAAATCAGAATTCGACATACTCGTTAAGGAGTATTACATAACCCTTAAACTTTATCGTGACAGAACAAGAAGGAAGGAGCAAGTGCAGGCGAGGGCCGCCTTGATGTCAGCGCTCAAAAAATACATGGGCGTGACAGAAATAGGTAGGTTGTTTGAGATGAATCATGCAACCATCATAAACCACACAAAGAAACACAGCTTCAACAAAGTCTCATGGCCTGGCTATGCAGAGAAGTATGACGTAGCCTCGGCGATGTGTGCATCTATGTTCAAGTTCAAGACTATACAGAGTCGCATAAACTCCGTTGATAAAGAAATCAAACGGCTAAACAGAATCAAATCAGTACTAGAAACTCAATTAACTAATCAATTAAAAAGCGCAAGCAATGAGCAACTACAAATTCAAAACGACTAACATACGTGGAAAACAGTATGTTGAAGTCAACGAGCGTATCAAGTTCTTTCGTCAGGAAGACCGATACAAAGATTGGACGATCATGTCCGAGTTCACGCATCTCGACTCCGAGCAATGCGTATGTAAAACAACCATCGCAGATGCTACTGGACGTGTTATTGCCACTGGCCATGCACACGAAGTGCAAGGTGCATCCAACATCAACAAGACCAGCTACGTTGAGAATTGTGAAACCTCAGCGATTGGGCGAGCCTTGGCAATGCTTGGAATCGGAATCGACACTTCTATTGCGTCAGCTAATGAAGTCCAAGATGCAATCGCAAAGCAAGACGCAGGCGAGACAGCCAAGAAAATCCAGAAGGTACAAGAGACGTTCGACACGGAAGCTCCTGTAAACATCATGGACAAGGCTGTTGCTTACATCAAGTCGCAAACCGACAAGAAGAAAGCGTTCAACAGCATCATGGACAAGTACGAGACTTCCCTCACAGAGAAGCAGATTGCTGGACTTAAAAAGTTTGTACGATGATTGAGACGCTGTTAGGATTTATCGCTGGCCTGATCGCATCAGGCGTTATGATCCTTGCTAGCCGCAAGGAAAAAGCAAAGGCTGAGCCCATCAAGGCGGATGTCAAGATGAAAAAAACTTCAGCGCACAACACATATATACTCGACGCAAACCTGCCCGTTAGGGTTCGTTACGTGCTAGCCCATAGCGGTATACAAACTGTTGGAGACGTAATCAAGTACGAAAAGAAAGACCTCTTGAAGTTCCGAAACTTCGGAAAGGTTTCGCTAGAACAACTTGAGAAGTTCGTCGAAGAACAAGGAGTCGAATGGAAGTAAAGTCAAACGTACACTGGAGCGGTAACGGTCTCTACAGAAAGATTGACCAGCGTCATACCGACCCCACAAAGTTTGCTCGCTTCCGAGAACGATGCTTAGGTTACACTGCTCAGAAAGACTGGGTAGAAACCGAGAAGAGCAACCCTGAGTATTCGGGGTTGTTCTTCATCGAGCATAAGGACTCGCCGTGGCAATTCGACATAGGTGAGTTCTTCATCAACAGCAAAGGCAAACGGTTCTGGATGACATCGGAACCTCCCAAACGCTGGGCGCCAATTAGTTTCTACCAATACAAAGACGAAGACGGGGTACCCGTAAATCAAAATGAATTTATCTGAACAACTACAAGAACGATACGGCAAGTCACACTTGTCCTATTCTTCTCTCAAGCAAGCTTTGGGAGACATGGCGCAATTCGACCGCTACATGAAGGGAGAGTTGAAGTACAGGTCTGATGCTCTGGACTTCGGTACACTGTACGATATGCTGTTGTTTGAACGTGATCAAGCGTTCGAGAAGTACATCGTGATGTCCGACAATCAAATCCTAGCGAGGCTATCAGATAAAGCACGCAACTCCAAGAAGCCTTCTATGACGTCTGAATACAAAGCTGTTGTGGCTTCCATGAAGACGGAGGCTTTGGAGGAAGGCAAGACAATTGTGTCGCACGAGGACTGGCAAATGGCTAACGACATGATCGACCGCCTCGCCACATGTGGACTGCTCGATACATACCTGGCAGGCGACTACCAGGTGGGATTCCTTGAAGAGCTAAACGGAGTTCAAGTAAAGGGATTCCTTGACTGTCTTGGCGACGGATTCATCAGTGACAGCAAATCAGCACGCAGTGCGGAGAAGTTCCGCTACTCAGTACGAGACTTCTGCTACGACATCCAAGCCTACATCTACACGAAGGTTTTCGGAATAAAAGATTTCTATTGGGTTGTACAAGAGAAAACTTATCCGTACCTTCCAGCCCTGGTTAAGTGCTCAGAGGAGACATTGTTTACTGGGGAAATGAAGTTTAACGACGCGGTGAATCGTATCCAACGGTTCTTGAAAGAGGACTACGACCCCGTAAAAGACTACCTCCAATATGAAGTTTAAACACATAGTAACAGCAATTAAATTAATCGCAATCCATTTATTCATAACCAACATAATTCATTAAAAGATGAGTGAACAAAGCAAGAAGTACGAGAGCGTACTCGTAGGTTGGGCCGATGAGCCTAGCTACAATGAAAACGGTGAGTTGATGGGGTGGAGCTTCCGCCTCAAGGACAACGAGCTGAAAGACTGCATCGATCAGTACACGACTAAGCGTGATGCTAGCGGTCAGGGCGGTAATGTTCGATTCCGTCTCTTCATGTCGAAGAATGGCAAAGCATGCCTCAGCGTGTGGGACCCGAACAGCGAAGCGGCGCAAGAGCGTCGGAACAATACGGCTAAAACAGAGGATACCGAGACTATCCCGTTCTAGTATAGTGTGTTATTCAGGTTAGGCGGGGGGTGTAGGCGAAAGTCTCACCCCCTTTCTTTCCCCTTATCTTTGCGCCATGGGCAAACCCATTTACTACATGACTGGGAAGGCTACGTTCATTAAGAACAAGCACCCTCAGAAAAGAGATGTGTGGATTGTGAGCAGATACGATAACCCTAGAGATATTATGAAGCACGACAGCCACACCATGTACAGACTCGATCAGGAGCTGCTTACCCCAAAGGCCAAGCAACGCACCATCATAATTGATAGGGTCGATACCGTTAAACAAATAGGAACCACTGTAGATGTCAAAGAAACACAGCGATAAACAGATAGGCGGTGAGCATTACAAACACATGAACATTCAGGTAACTGAGTTCGTAGCTGCTAATGACATACCGTTCATCGAAGGGAACGTAATCAAGTACGTGTGCAGACACGCCCACAAGAATGGGAAGGAGGACG